GAGATTGTTTACAATAATCAATATTGGATAGGCTACTTTAATAGTTTATTCGATAGAATAAATGCTGAATTAAAACGACAACATAATTTTTCGATATCAAGAGTTATAAGTAGGATAGCTTTGAACGCACAAAATGATAATCATTACACACAATTTCATCAGGATATGGAAACAAATACTTATAGTATTGTTGGATTCTTTACACCACAATGGGCTGAAGATTGGGGTGGAGAGTTAAACATAGAGGGAGATATAATTAAATATAATCCTGGTGACTTTATATTATTTGAATCAACTAAATTACATAAATCAGAACCAATAAAAAAAATACCCTACTGGAGGACATCAGTAAATTATGTTATTAAGAAACAATAAAAATATATGAAAGACCCAATAAAAGGCACTGGTAAAAAACCAAAAGGATCTGGTAGAAGATTATATACAGATGAAAATCCTAGAGACACTGTTAAGATTAAGTTTGCAACAGACGCTGATGCGAGAGCCACAGCTGCAAAAGTAAAAAAGGTTAATAAACCATTCGCAAGAAAAATACAAATTTTAACGGTCATGGAACAAAGAGCTAAGGTTATGGGCAAATCAGGGGTGGTAAACATTGCAAAAAAAGCCAAAGAATCCATTCGTAGAAGCCGTAAGGTCTAGAACATTCCGTTTAAGAGTGCTATTATCTAAGAAGTTGTACAACCGCAAAAAGGAGAAGATTCACACTCTCAAAGCGGCCGCTAAAAAGGAGGACTAATGGCAAAACAAGGACCATGTTGGGATGGATACGTGCAAAAAGGCATGAAGAAAAAAGGTAATAAGATGGTGCCTAATTGTGTACCCGCTGGCAAAAAAGTAATGAAAGCTTCTATGGGTAGAGCTGCGTTCTCTGAAACAACATCAAAAGCTCCTGGAACAAAAATGAAAGAAGAACCATACATAGGTTCTTATATGAAATCTGAGTTAGCAGGAAAAAAAGTTAACAATCCAAGTTTGGTTAAATACTACGGACCTTTATTGAAAGGATTTAAAAATGTATAAAAAAATGTTGGCAGGTGGTTTGTTAACCACAACTATTAAATCAGCTTACAAAGCGTATAAAAAAGCTGGTGGAAGAAGTATAACTGAGATTATGAAATCTGGTGTTAGAGGTGCTGGTAAACGAAAAGATGCAAAAGATGATCTGAAGTATGGAATCAGAATGCATGGTGGAAAAAATTTAACAAAAGAAGATTTACGAAAATTAAGATAGGATATTATAATGGCAACGTCTGGAACTACAGCTTTTAATTTAGACATCGATGATATAATTCAAGAGGGTTATCAAAGATGTGGTGTAAGAACAAACTCTGGTTATGATTTAAGATCAGCTAGAACAAGTTTAAACTTATTATTTGCTGAATGGGGTAATAGAGGCATTCATCTTTGGAAAGTTGAGCTTGATGAAAAAACTTTAGTTGCTGGCCAAGCAACTTACACAGTGTCAGATGACGTAAGTGATGTTTTAGAGGCTTTTATTTCTACAACTGTTGCGTCTAATGATAGTTCTTCAACTCAAGATGTATCTTTAACAAAAATAGATAGATCTACTTATGCTGCCATACCTAATAAATTATCTACAGGCACACCGTCTCAATATTATGTAGACAGACAAACAACACCTAAAATTAGTTTATATCAAACACCAGACGCTGGGACTTACAAAGCTCTTAAATATTACGTTTTAAAAAGAATAGAAGATGCAGGTGCTTATACTGATCAAGCTGATGTTGCTTACAGATTTTTACCATGTATGGCGGCAGGGTTAGGATATTATTTATCTATGAAAATGAATCCACAATTAGTTCAACAAAATAAAATGATTTATGAAGATGAATTAAAAAGAGCATTAGATGAGGATGGTCAAAGAACTTCAACATTTATTACTCCACAATCATTCTACCCTAACGGATCAGGAGCATAATGGCTAAGTACGCAACAGGTAAACATTCAAAAGCTATATCTGATAGATCAGGTATGGAATATCCTTATTCAGAAATGGTAAAAGAGTGGAATGGTTCTTTTGTGCATTATACAGAATTTGAACCTAAACAACCACAAATAAGACGAAGAAGAATTACGGCAGATGCAATAGCATTACAAAGCCCAAGATCTCAGAAATTTCAACAACCAACTCAAGAATTTTTAACAGATGGTGATGGCACTATATCAGATTCAGGTGGTGCATCTGTTGGAGTAGCAAATTTGTCTTTACCTGGAGACTTTGCTTTCATAACACAAGGAACCTCAGCTATGAAACCTGCAGATCCATCTTTACAAAATAGAAGAAGAGAAATGTTATCATTAATAGGACAAGTGGAGGTTAGTATTTCATAATGGCAATATCACATTCAGCATTTTTAACACAAGTAAGAGACTACACAGAAGTAGGTAGCTCTGTATTGTCTGATTCAATAATTCAAGAATTTATAAGAAGTGTAGAATTAGATGTTGCGGGTAAAGTAGACTATGACGATACTAGAAAATATGCAACATCTACTTTTACCGCTGGAAACAGAGCAGTTTCTATGCCTTCAGATTCTCTATATTTAAGATCAGTAGAACATGTAGGATCTGGTGGGACAAGGACTTTTTTAGAAAAAAGAGATATAAGTTTTATTTCAGAATTTAATAGCACAGGAAAACAGGGCACACCAAAATATTTTGCAAATTATGACGCTTTCAATATATTAGTTGCACCCACACCTGCAGTTGCTGATACGGTGCAGATAAATTACATAAAAGATCCACCAGAATTTACTTCAACTAATCAAACCTTTTTAGCTAAATATCAAGAATCTATGTTGTTACATGGTGTCCTAACTGAGGCTTATAGCTTCTTAAAAGGACCCGACAACCTATACAATCTCTATAAAGGCAAGTATAATGAAGAATTACAAAATTTTGCTCTACAACAAATGGGCAGAAGAAGACGTGCGGAGTATGATGATGGTGTTTCAAGAGTAAAAATACCTTCTCCATCTCCAAACACAACAAATTAATAAGGAGAAAAAATGGCAATAACAACTAATGCAATATGCAATTCTTTCAAAAAAGAATTGTTAGAAGGAGCGCACAAATTTCAAGCAGCTCCTAACGGAAGCACTTACAAACTTGCAATGTTTACAAACTCTGCAAGTTTAGGAAAATCTACTGTAGGATATTCAACATCAAACGAAGTGTCATCACCATCAGGTTATTCTGCTGGCGGAAAAGCACTTGTCAACGTTGGAACATCTTTAGCAACAAATACTGCTATCACAGATTTTGCTGATCTTTCATTTGTCGGAGTAACTTTGACTGCAAGAGGAGCTTTAATCTACAACACAACTACTGCTGGTGGATCAAGCACCACTGATGCCGTAGCTGTTTTAGATTTTGGCGGTGATAAAACTGCAACCTCTGGAACTTTTACAATTCAGTTCCCTGCATTTACAACTTCGGCTGCTATATTAAGAATAGCATAAGGAGTAGAATGCTTTTATGTCAAACACTTGGGGTTCACTTACATGGAGTGCTGGTAATTACGGAGCGCAAAACGACTTTACACAGATAGTATCTGGTATAAGTGTTACCTCAAGTCTTGGCAATCAAACAATAGAATTAAACACAATTGAACCTGCAACAGGTCAAGCAGCCACACTTTCAATTGGTGCTTCATCAGTAGATCTTTTAAATAATGGTTGGGGTGCCAACACTTGGGGATTTAGTGAGTGGGGACAAATTGGAAACCTTGTCACTGGTTCTGCTCTAAGCTCAAGTATTGGAAACGTAACTGCATCAATTGCTTTTTCTGGAGCCGTTACTGGTCAATCGTTAACATCATCGATTGGTTCAAATGTAGTTTCTATAAATCAAACTTTAACACCTACAGGACAGGCTTTATCTTCAAGCATTGGAGTAGCTGATGCTGCACCAGATGCTATGATTACTGGTCAAGCGTTAACCACAGCAATTGGAAACGTCACTGCTGTTGGAGTAATTGAAGTTGGTTGGGGTGGAGATACTTGGGGTGAAAATCAATGGGGTGAACTAAACGCACCAACAGTTGCTGTTACTGGAATTGCTTTAACTTCATCTATTGCAAGTGTCACTCTTCAAGCTAACGCAGATGTGGCAGTAACCGGAACTGCATTAACATCTTCAATCGGATCAGAAGTTGCAGGTATTTCATTCTTATTTACCGCAACAGGATTATCTCTAACTACAAGTTTAGGTGAGGAAGTTATCGACATAGGTGTGCCTGTAACAGGTATTGCTTCATCAATGTCAGCAGGACAAACTACAATCGATCCTACTTTCTTAGTGGGTGAAGGTTGGGGTAGAGATACTTACGGAAACTTAGGTTGGGGTGTAAATTATTCAGCTATAAATACCGCAGGTTTAGCACTAACTTCTGCAATTGGCTCTGAAACAGCGTTTACTGATGTGACGGTTTCTGTTACAGGCCAAGCATTAACATTAACTTTTGGAGTTTACTCAGTACAGGCGGATGCTGATTTATCAATAACAGTTTCTGAACATACCATGACCTCTGCGATAGGGACTCAGAGTTTGGTTCAAACAACCACAGAACCTGTAACAGGTCAAGTAGCTACGACATCTATTGGAAATTCAATAGCTGGACTATTTTTAGATGTCCCTGTAACAGGCGTTTCTTTAACATCATCAATAGGAAATCAAAGTTTAGTACAATCAACAACTGAACCTGTATCAGGTCAAGCATTAGCATCTAGTATTGGAACTATCGTACAGGTTCCACAGGTAATAGTGGGTGTTTCAGGTATTGCTATGACTATGTCATTAGGAGAAGAAGGCACGCAATCTAACGCAAATGCTTTCCCTACAGGCATGTCCTTGACAAGTTCAGTAGGCACCCCTAATATAACACCATGGCAAGAGGTTGACCTTGGTGTCAATAATACTTGGACTACAGTTGATTTGGCTGCTTAATAAATGTATAATATAGATAATTAGGAGAATTTTTTATGTCAAGTTATTCAAGCGATCTTAAAATTGAATTAATGGTTACTGGCCAAAACGCTGGTACTTGGGGTGACAAAACAAACACAAATTTAAATTTAGTTCAACAAGCAATCGCTGGTTATGAAGCGATTGATGTAGCATCGTCTGATGTAGCGTTAGCCATGACTGATGGAACTATATCGAACGCAAGAAACGCTACTTTAAAATTAACAGGAACTTTAGCAGCTAACAGAACAGTAACTGTACCAAACAGTATTGAAAAAGTTTACAATGTAGTTGATGGAACTGATCACGCAGGCTACACATTAACTTTTAAAACAGTGAGTGGAACAGGGGTTCTACTTTGTGAAGGTAACTGTTATGTGTTGTATGCTGACGGAACTAACGTAGAAAAAGCAAACGAATATAGAAAATGGAGAACAATCACTGCATCAGAAACTATTCAAGCTGGTGCGAAACTTTTTGTCGATACAAACGGTGGAGCTGTTACAGCAACACTACCTGCATCGCCAGCAGTTGGTGATGAGGTTCACTTTATAGATTCAAGATTTACATTCGACTCTAATGCGTTGACTGTAGGAAGAAATAGTTCTAAAATTGCCAATGCGTCTTCAGATTTAGTTGTTAACACTGAGGGTGCAGGTTTTGGATTAGTTTATTCTGGTTCAAACGTTGGTTGGACTTACATGGAGAAATAATATGTCAAATTACGAAGCAACAAGATACGATTTTACTGGAGCAAACCTTACAGGTATCGAGGGAATTCCTACAGCAACTATTGTGCCGTGGTCTTCTTCATCAGTGCCAACAGGTTTCTTAGAGTGTAATGGTGCAGACGTTTCAAGATCTACTTACTCTGCATTGTTTGCAATCATAGGTACAACTTACGGATCAGGAGATGGATCTTCAACATTTGGTTTACCTGATCTTCAAGATAACGTAGCGGTTGGAAAATCAAACAATAAAGCTTTAGCTTCTACTGGCGGAGCAGCTAACGTATCAATTACAGCTACAGGTAACGTTGGTGGATCGACTGCCAATGCAACTTTGTCGACATCACAACTTGCTTCACACTCACACCCAGGAGGTGGTAACGCACAAACTAACTCACCTGGACCTGGACCTAGTGGTAGACCACCACCATATTTTAGCCCAGCGAGTACAGGAAGTGCAGGATCTGGTAGTGGACACTCACATAACATGAGTGCAAACTTTAGTGGTGATGCAGTCTCAGGATCAGTGCTTCAACCATATTTAACAATAATTTATATTATTAAGACGTAGGAGAAAACATGGCAACAAATTCACATTGGACAGTAGTATTTGAAGACAAAGCAATAATAAACCAATCTGTAAAAAATCCACAGGGTCATTCTATTGGATATGTTATAGAAGATGATGCTTTTTGGAGTGATGCTAAGTGGTCAAATGTTTGGGCTATTCAATATGTTGACGATAATCATGATTATAATGATAGCGTTGAACACAGAGATAACACACCACATTCGTCTTGGACTGCTGCAGGCTTAGGAGATTTTAGATCTCAATTTGTATCTAAGTGGGATGCAGCTCATTTAACTGCCTTACAAGAAGATTGGGATGCAGACAATGTTGAAGATGAAACAGCTGAAGAAAAAACTGCTAGATTAGGCGCAAGACCTTCTTCTTATTCTTCTTATTAATTATTCACAGTTCATCCATCCAGTCATAATGTATTTTTCACCTTTTAAAGGTGGATTGCCACGATGAACAAATGGATAACCTGCAGGCCAAAAAACAAGCCTACCAGTTTTTGGTTTGACTCTTACTGATTGATGCAAAAATTCAGTCTCTCCTCCCTCTTCTACATCATTTAAATATAGTGAATATACAATAACTCTATTAGCATTATCTTTCCTAGCTCCATGCTCAATGTGCCAAATGTGATAGCCTTCCC